AGGGCTTCATGGGCCTGTTTCAGCTGGCTGTACTCGTGCTGCACTTCGTCCATGGCGCTGCGCAGTTGCTGGCCATCACTGACGAACAGCTCCAGCGTCTTTTCCAGGTCTGCCTTGAACTCGGAAAAGCGGGCTGCATTGGCATCCTTGTGCTTGCTGAACAGAGCCTTGACCTTGCTGAACAGAGTTTCCCCGGCCTGCTGGCCATCGGTGCCGCTCTCTTCTCCGGCTTCTTCCGTGAAGTCCAGCTCAACCTCCATGGCTTCGGAGAAGAGGTTTTCCGGGCGCTGCTTTCGAGTATTCAGGGGGTTGTTCTTTGCCTGGCTGCTGAACTGCAACATCTCGGTGCCCAGCGATGACGGGGAGTCGGTAACCGCCAGGCCAACCAGGTAAGCTTCGCCAGAGTCGGCGAATTCAGGATCCACTTCGATGGAGGTGTAAATCTTCTGGCGATCCTTGGTCATCTTGACCAGGTCATCTGTCGGGTCGATTTCCGCGAACAGTTCCAGCTTGCCTTCGGCATTTTCTTCGGCCTTCACGGCCGTTACATCGCCGAATGCCTTGAAAGGTCCGTCCGCGAAAATTCCACGCATGTGCTCAAGCCAGACCCGGGCGCCGTACTTCTCCCGGTTGAAGTTTGCCGCCATCTGCTCGATCCAGGCCCGGCTGATTGCCCGGCCATCGGTAGTGGCGCCTTCAGTAGCCACTCGGAACCATTTTTTCATCTTGCCACTCCCACGCTGTTGGGCGATGCTTATCCAGTGATGTCACTCAGTGCCCCCAGATTCGTGGCTGGCGCATGTGAAGCCAACCTGCCGCAGTTGTCCCGTTACTCCTCACAAAACCCCGTCCGCTGAACCCGCGCGCGCAGCCATTACGCTGACCGCATGGATAAGACTGTTGAATCGGATTACCGCGAACACTTTGTGAAAGCCCGCACCCTCTACTGGATGGGATGGCGGCCTCAGCGCATTGCCGAAGAGCTTGGCATCAGCCCGCAGCTCTTCCATAACTGGAAAAAGCGGTTCAAATGGGATGACGCAGAACCGATTCAGCGGGTGGAAGCATCGCTGGAAGCCCGCATGGTGCAACTGCTCTTCAAGGACCAAAAAGAGGGGAAGGACTTTAAAGAAATTGACCTTCTGGGCCGTCAGATTGAGCGACTTGCGAGAGTGCACAAGTACCAGGAGTCTGGCCGCGAATCAGACCTGAACCCGAACATTCAGGAGCGTAACCGGGCACCACGCAAAGCAAAGAACGACATCGGCGACGAAGGCCTGCAAGAAATCACCACGGCGTTCGAAGAATCCCTGTTCGACTACCAGCACAAGTGGAAGGTGGCCGGCCTGACCAACCGGATCCGCAATATCCTGAAGTCTCGCCAGATAGGTGCAACCTGGTACTTCGCCCGGGAAGCCATTGTGGATGCGTTCCACACCGGCAAAAACAAGATTTTCCTCAGCGCCTCAAAAGCCCAGGCGCACGTTTTCCGGCAGTACATCGTTCAGTTCGTGAAAGACACCACCGGCGTGGAGCTGCGCGGTGATCCGCTGGTTCTGCCCAATGGGGCAACGCTGTATTTCCTCGGCACTAACGTGCGGACTGCCCAGAGTTACCATGGCGACCTTTACATGGATGAGTACTTCTGGATCCAGAGCTTTCAGCAGTTCCGGAAAGTGGCTTCCGGCATGGCCATGCACAAGAAATGGAGCCAGACCTACTTTTCCACACCTTCAGCGATCACTCATGAAGCCTACCCATTCTGGACCGGCGAACAGTTCAACAAGCGCCGGGCCAAAGACAAGCGGGTAACCGTGGACACCTCCCATGCAGCCCTGGCCAATGGTATGGCCTGCGCGGATGGGCAGTGGCGCCAGATCGTCACGGTGGAAGATGCCATGGCCGGCGGTTGTGACCTGTTCGATATCGACCAACTGCAGATGGAGTACTCCGAAGACGAGTACTCAAACCTGTTGATGTGCCAGTTCGTGGATGACACCCATGCGGTATTCCCCCTGGCCAAGCTTCAGCGCTGCATGGTGGACAGCTGGGTGGAGTGGCGGGAGCTGAAGCCCTACGCAGACAGGCCGCTGGGTGATCTTGAAGTCTGGCTGGGTTATGACCCTTCCGGCAGTGGTGAAGATGGCGACGGGGCAGGGCTTGTGGTGGTGCTGCCGTCAAAATCCGCGAGCCGCCCGCATCGAGTGGTGGAAAAAATCCGCCTTCGCGGGCTGGACTATGAAAAGCAGGCCGAAGAAATCAGGAAGCTCACCAAAAGGTACAACGTTTCATTCATTGGCATGGACACTACCGGGCTGGGTGAAGCCGTTGCCGAGTTGGTGGAGAAGTTCTTCCCGGCGGTTACCCGCTTCAACTATTCGCCAGACGTTAAGGCCCGCCTGGTGATCAAGACACAAAACATCATCGACCGCGGACGGCTCCAGTTCGATGCGGGATGGAGCGACATGGCCCAGAGCTTTATGGCGATCCGGCGGGCAATGACGGATTCGCAGCGGCAGATAACCTACAAATCCGGACGAAGCGAAGATACCGGCCACGCGGACCTGGCCTGGGCCGTGATGCACGCGCTGTCCCACGAACCACTCGAAGGCCCCACCGAACGCGGTGGCAGCATGATGGAGATTTACTGATGAGCAAAAGCGTCGAAGCATTCACCTTCGGTGATCCGGTACCGGTGATGGACCGATACGACATGCTTTACACCGGCTGCTGGATGGCGGGCCAGGACTACTATGAACCTCCGGTAGACATGGCGGCGCTCGCCAAATCCTACCGGGCCACCGCTCACCACGGAAGCGCCTTGCAGGTTAAGCGCAATATCCTGGTGAAAACCTTCCAGCCCACCCAGTACCTGACGCGCCAGGACTTCGCCCGGATGGCCATGGATTACCTGGTGTTCGGAAACCTCTATGGCGAACAAGTTCAGAACCGGCTGGGCAGGCTCATTCAGATAAAGCCGGTACTGGCGAAGTATTGCCGCAGGGGTGTCGAGGCGGATTCTTACTGGTGGGTGCATGACTGGCTGAAGCATACGGAATTTGAAAAGGGCAGCGTGGTTCACCTGATGGAGCCCGACATAGACCAGGAGCTCTATGGAGTCCCCGACTACTTGGGCTCCCTGCAGTCCGCCTGGCTGAACGAGTCCGCCACTCTGTTCCGCAGGAAGTACTACCAAAACGGAAGCCACGCTGGCTTCATCATGTACATGACCGATCCCGCACAGAATCAGGATGATATCGACAACCTGCGTCAGGCGTTGAGAGACAGCAAGGGCCCTGGCAACTTCAAAAACCTGTTTGTCTACGCGCCGAACGGTAAGAAGGATGGAATGCAGGTAATCCCAGTCAGCGAGGTAGCGGCGAAAGATGACTTCTGGAACATCAAGAACGCCACCCGCGATGACCAGCTGGCCGGCCACCGGGTACCGCCCCAGCTGATGGGCATCATTCCCACCAACACATCCGGCTTCGGTGATGCAGAGAAAGCGGCCCGCGTGTTTGCCGCCAATGAGCTGGAGCCCCTGCAGGAGAGGCTGCTGGAGATGAACGACATCGTTGGCAAGGAAGTGATCAAGTTCCGGCCTTACACACTGGGGGAGGTTGCCGGCAGCTGATAGAATAGCGGCGACTGCGTCAGCTTAGGCCACCTACGGGTGGTCTTTTTTTTGTGTCCGCGCCACCGTGCCAAATACCCCCGCCCGCGCCATCCGAAAAAGTGCAATGGTTATCGTTTAGTTTCCGATGCGCATGCAGCGCTTTACCGGGCCTCTGCAGGTCGCTACGGGGCGTCCTGCCCACGCACCTACGGGAGGGGTGCTCACACCCAAAGCTCGCGGTCACCCCTCCCCGCCTGCGCGCTCTTGGTACTGCGATTTTTCAACGGCCAAGGATCGTCAACAGGTTCACGCATGTAAGTTGTTGATTGTTGGATCCGGGAATCCTGAGAAGTGGGGGGGGCTTCGGAAAAGTGTAACAACGTAACAAGCCCTGAAAACGGCTTATAGGTTGCTGAAATTATTAGATAAATCCTGTTACACCTAAAGTGCAACAAAACGTAACGGAAATGCTACATCGTTGATTTTATTAGGGTCGGGGATTGCTGTTTGTTACAGCCAGGAAGTGTAACAACGTTACGTTTTTATCTTCAAAAGTGTAACAAGTAATTATCAATAAAATCAGATAGATATAAGCAAATATTACACTTGTTACAGTTGTTACACTTTTCCGAAGCCCTCCTGCATTCTGAGCCAGCCCGCCCAACGCGCACGCACACACGCGCGTATATCACTCAAAATGTCCGCTCTTTTATAAACAGAATTCAGGCAATAAAAGGAGCTGGTCTGTAGGCGTGAATGTGAGGAGAGCTCGTATCAGCGGAGAATGCGCACAGAGAAGTCGTCCTGTTTCTCCTGGGCGGTGCCATCGGCCAGAGCGTGGAGGTAATCGGCGTACCACTGCATCATCTGCCGCCGTTGCCGAAGGTACTCGGCTTTGTTGTAAACACCAGAGACACCACCCTCAACGTGCGCCAGCTGGCGTTCGACAAAGTCCTTTCGCCAACCGTGATCGCGCAGCAGCGTTGAGGCCGTGTGTCGAGCTCCGTGACCGACCAGCTTTCCCTTATATCCCATCAGGTTCAGCGCCATGTTGAACGAGGTGTGGCTGATCGGTCGGCGTGGATCTCGGCTACCAGGGAACAGCCAGCGGCAATGGCCTGTCACGTCAGATAAGAGCTCAAGCCATCGCACGAGTTGAGTCGGCAAGCTTATGACGATGTCCAGGTCCTTCTTCATTTTTGTTCCTGGAATAGTCCATAACGCTTCGTCCAGATCGATTTCAGGCCATTCGGCATGCCGAACCATGCCTGGTCTACTCGCTGTTAACAGCAGCATCCACAAACCAACTCTGGTGTTGAACGTGCTGTTGGATCGGTGGAGGCTGTTCAGAAAAGCGGGGAGCTCTGGCTCCAGCAGGAAAGGGTGGTGTTTTGTCGGTGGCGCCTTGCGGGCAACCTCGCCCAGTTCACCGGCCGGGTTGAATTCCCGGTGGCCGTGGGCGATCGCCAGTTTGAAGATCTGGTTCAGCCAGCTCCGGACCTTCTTCGCTATTTCGAACGCCTTTCGTTCCTCGATGCGTGACTGGACCTTGGTGCACTGAGCTCGCGTCACAGCGTCTATCTTGTAGTCTCCGAGAATTGGCAGGATGTCATTGTCCAGCGCATCCCGCATCAGTCTCAGAGTCTTCGGTGCGAGATCATCGCCGGATTTGCGCCGGTACCAGTCCTCGGCGGCCTCTCGGAACAGCGGTTTTGAGCGCTTGCCCTCGCTGTATTCTTTCAAGTCGACACCGCTGGCCGCTTTCTTCTGCAGAGCGTAAGCCTTTTCCCGGGCTGCCTCGCCGGAAACATTCGGGTAAGATCCCAGTCCAAGCCATGCCCATTTACCGTTCGGACGTTTGTATCTGAGGTTCCAAGACTTGGTACCGTTGGATTTCACCCGGAAATACAGACCAGGACTGTCTTTTTCGCGATAGTCCTTGCTTTCAGGCTCCAGGTTGTCCAGAACTGTATCGGCGAGCGGCCGTCGCTTGATCCGTGACCGTTTCATGCATTGATCCGGGATAGTTTGAGCACAGGTCTACAAGGCGGGGCCAGGTATACAAAGGGGTATACATAAAAAAAGGGGCTGGCACGGTGACGCCTGGTTAAACCAGGTGAACACTATACCAGCCCTAACGAGCTTTCAACGAGAGTTCTAGCCAAGTACGGTTACACTCGGTTAGCCTCTCTAGCTCCTGATGAGGGAGTTTTCGAAGCCAATAAAAACAGGTGTTTACATCGGTTTTTGGCTCAGGTATACAAATAGGTATACACGAAGCTAGCTCCTGCCATCCGCCTGCTCGGCGTCTTCAATAAGCTGCTCGCTGTACCGATAAACATCCGAAAGCCGGAACATAACCCGCGCCATGCGGCCGTTTCCGGCCTTGTGTCCTTTCGGACAGCGGTCGTCACGCTTCCGCAAACGGTCGAATTCGGTGGGGCTTCTGCCGATTATCGCGGCCGCCTCCTTCCGTGAGACCTGAACGTACTTTGGATCGAACCGCTTGACCGGTGGCGCCTCCCGCTTGCTGGTCTCTGTTTGCATCATGATCAGGCTCCTGTCTTGCTTTCGTGTTGCTGGTTTCCTTCGCGCCGTTTCTGCCGTCCGAGCCAGCGTTGATAGTGTGCTTTGATCTGCCGGAACCGGGTTGCGGCCTGAACGTTGTGGTCCAGCTCGGCCCGGCTGCTGATCTTGCAGGCCGTCAGGATCAGGTCCCGGGCGTCTTCCTCCGAGTGGGTACCATCCGGAATGTGAACGCCGCCTTTGTGGCTCTGGGCTCGGTCCAGGTAGCGGCGGAATTCCGGATCCTGGCAGAGCATGGCTGCGGATCTCGCTAGGTGTCCGCCTTTAAGTTCGTTATCGGACATCATGACCCTCCAAATTTTTGGAATTCGGTTGTGTGATCTTGTAGCCAAGTGATTCGAGGAACCGGATGGAGCGCTCTATCTGGGCCGATCGTTCGTTGACTTTGCGTAGCCGCATGGGATGGCCTTCATCCTTTATGCGCTCGATTCGTCCGTTATCGATATCCCAGCTCAAAAGCGCAATCACGCGTTTCTGAGGAATTCCGGTCAGCGCTTCCAGTTCAGCAGATGATCGGGGTTTGCCATCATTGAGTGCTCGTCTGAGCGTCTCGGTTTTCGATAGCAACACTGGAGGCTCTCTTGGCTCGGGAGCCAAAGCGCCTAAACTCCGGGCTCGCTCCAAATATTTCCTGTTCATCAATCGCCGTCCTTCAGCTGATTGGCGCAATCCTCATGTACCAAAGCAATGGCGCCAGCTGCCGTTCCGATATCGACCAGTTCACCTCTCATGATCGGTTGGTCACACAGAGGGCAAAGTGGAAGGTCCTCGGGGTCAATCGCTTTGCTAATATCAATCACTGTCACCGCCTTCTGCCAGGGCTTTCTCCCGTCTCTGATCGATGAACTCCTGGCGCCAGTCCAGCGCCTTTTCGCAGGCCTGCTCGTAGCTCTCGGCATAGATCCACTTCATGCTGTAGTAGCCCCAGGACAGGCGGTGGGAATCAGCCGTGATATCTTGTGGTACCGGCGTGGCGAACTTCACCAGGTAGCCGAACTTCCGGTTGTCGGTGAGGTGCTCGAAGATCAGGCCTTCGTCGTCGAGGTCGTAGGGCGGCTCGATGCCGATCTCTTCCCAGATCCGGTCTGGCTCGTCTTCCATGAGGGCTTCCCGGGCAATGTCCGGCCAGGCGTCCTGAGCCAGCATGGTGGGGATATGGATGATGGCTTCAGCCCGGACGTTGTTTTCGAACATCATGTCGATCATTGCTTCTTTCACGCTGCGTTCTCCTGTTCCAAAACCCGCTTTCTGTCTTCCAGGTATTCCCGGTTAACCTGCTGCCAGCGGTCGTATCGCTCCTGGCTGAAGCCCGGGCCGGCCATGCGGTTGATGATTTTCTCGTTGTCGGTGACCTGCCGGATGATTTCCGCCGGCGCGTATTGGTAGTGCCAGAGCTCCAGCGGATCCTCGGGTTTCTTCCCGTGCCAGGTCTGGCAGATCCAGCCCAGGTCATACACTTGGTCGGTGCGCTGGGCATTGAGTGCGTCGGCCCGGAGCTCGTGGTACAGGTTCTCTACCTGCTGGATGTTGTAGCTGGGCAGATCGAATAGCCGGCTTTCCATCCAGCTCTTGCCGTCGGGCGTGCGGCACAGTGCGCGCACTCCGACAAACCAGTTACGGGGGCGATTCACCAGGTGGTGGGCGAGGTCTTCGCCCATGGTGATCCAGCCGAAAGGTGACCACCGCTCTGCAGTGGTGTACTGCTGGCCATCCACCTGGCTGGTCAGGCCCTCCCAGGTCCACACCCGGGAGTTGGCGAACAGGCGCTGGTCTCTGGCGATTGCGCTGTGGTTCTTTCTGCGGTTTCGCTTCCTACTCATCGCTTGGGACCTCCGCAAGATTCTTGATCAGAGCCCGCGCAGCCCTCGCCATCGCTTGTCGGTGGCTCCTTTTCTCAATGCCGCGCTCATTCATCAGCTGAAGAACACCAGTGATTCGGCGAAGCGCGTCTGCCTGGTAGTGGCGAAGCAGTCCGTTGAGTGTCGCTTCACAATCGGCGACGCTCGCACCGATCATTCTGTGCATGTCCTTTTCGATAACGCAGACCGAATGGCGATGCAGAGGCTGTTGGCAGCTACCATCTTCCCGAAGCCCTTCTTCAAACTCATGCCGTGAGACTGTTTGCGTGCTCATGCCGCGGTCTCCTTCAGCTCGACTTCGATGGGCTTGTTCAGCGCGATCAGGTGGTCCAGGTAACGGATGAACTGTTCCAGACGGGCCATGCGGGCCAGGTACTCTTCGTTCATTTCCTTCTGGTTGTACCAGTCGTAAAACGTGAGCCTGATGTCGATCTCGGCGAGTTTATCCGGCAGCTCGATGCCGTCCCTCCATTCGGTATTGGCGGGCATGATCCGGATGTCGATGCTGTGCGTGTGGCCGTGGATGTTTGAGTGAACCTGCACGATGCCCCGGCGGTTCAGCACCATGCATTGCAGCAACGCTTCTTCCGTTGCCAGGTGTAGGTTTTCGATCATGTCTTCTTCGGTTAGCGTCAGCATTTCCATGGTTTCTCCTTCGGCCTTTCCGGCCTGTCTTTATCGGTAGTTACGGGTTTTCGCTTCCAGCAGCTGCTGGCAATCCACGCAGGTGGCGCAGCCTGGCACTGCTTCCCGCCGTTGGGCGGGGATCTCGGTACCGCACTCTTCGCAGTACGGGTCGTTACTGGTGGCCGCGGCCCGGTTGCGCTGGTTTGCCAGGGCCAGCTCCAGCGACTGCTCGATGTAATCCCCGGCGATGTCGGCTTTATCCGCCATGGCGCAGGGCCTCCGTTGCGTCTGGGTTCAGGTCCATGGATGGCACCAGGCGAACGGATCCGGCCTTCACGCAGGCCTGTGCCTGCTCGGGGGAATCGAACACCACCACCATGGCCACGCGGTGGTGGCAGCGGCCGTGGTCTTCGTTGATCACGGTCAGCTCGCCAAGATCGTGCACTCGGCCGGTGGGTTGCTGTTCGGGCTGGTTGTTCATGGGCGTTTCCTCTTTTGGTGGTAACCGGTACCGGATCAGCTCCAGGCCCCGGTCGGTTATCAGGGTTTTGGTGTAGGGGGTTTTGCCCCTGGTTGGGTGTTCATAGGTGCCGGTTTTCACCACAAAGATGCCTTTGCCACGGAACGGCCCGGCGGGCATGTTGTGTTTGTCCAGCATCTTCAGGCGGCGCAGCTCGCGGGCCAGGGTGTTTCTGCCAATGTCCAGCAGGGCTGCGGCTTCGGTGATGGTGTGTTCCATGGCTTCCTCCTCAGGTCTCTTTCTGGAAGATCCAGCAGCGCACGGATGTGCTGCCCAGGGCGTTGGTGTTTTCGCGGATCACGGAGCGCACGGTGCGGCTGCTCTCGATGAACTTCCGGCTTCGGCTGGTTTTCAGGTGCCGCTTCAGCTCGGATATCGGGGGAATGCGCAGCTTGTTTTCTGCGCACACCTGCTCGAAGTGCTTCAGGTTCACGGCAATCATCTTTTCGTTCTCGCCGTAGTGGTTCAGGGTGGGGGTGCCGCTCAGGCCCTCGATGAAATCGAACGCTTCCCAGAATTCCTGCACCATCGGGTGGTCTGCGTTGACGGCGCTCTGGCGCTCCTTGGCTATGTCCAGGATCATTTCGCGGGCCGGCTCCAGGTAGGATTCCGGCAGCAGCTTCAGGCCTTCCGGGCCCAGGCAATCAACCAGGCTCATCATCTGGCCGTGGTTTTTGGCAATCCGGTGGATGCGGATCTCCGGCAGCTCGGCCAGCGCCTTTTCATACTGGGGGGACCGCTCGCACACCATGCGCATGATCTGGGCTTCTGAGGTGGTAGCGTGCAGAGCAAAACCGGAGACCTGGTCCATCGGTGTGCGCTCCAGCTTCTCGGCCAGGGCCTTGGTGGTTTCGTTGTGGCCGTCGCGGGTAACGTTCAGGTGCACGATCCGTTGCAGCACGGCATCACTGGCGTTCACCTGGGCGTTCTGACTGATCACGATCGCGCCACGGAACGGGGGTTCGTAGGTATCGTTGCCGCCGTTCTTCTGTCCACGGCTGCGCACGCTGCGGCCGTTGTAGGCGGTTTTCAGTTCGTCCCAGTCGAACTGTTTTTGCTTGCCGCCGGCGCCGTCCTGGTCCCGGTCGGATTCGATCAGCACCACCGGCAGGTTGGACACCTGGGCAAAGTTGCGCGCCCGGGCTGCCAGGGTGGCCTTGCTGGGGTCGAAGCCTTCGTAATCCTGCCGGCCTACCAGCTTCCACAGGAATTCGATCAGGGTGGATTTACCGGAACCGGCTTCACCCACAATCTCTATGAAGGGGAAAGACTTGTGCTCCTTCCGGATCTGCTCGGCGAACAGGCTGCCCAGCCAGTAGGCCAGGGCGATAACACCCTTCGGGCCGAAACACTCGGCCAGATCCCGGGCCCAGCCGCGCTGGTAGTCGCTGCG